GAATATTCGGAACCGAATATCACAACGTCCATCCCTCACGATTTTGTTATGACAAACATTGTGGCGGATAGCTCAGGGGCGTTCATCCAAACGCATAGCAATAGGTTGTCTGGAATTCGAGTTGACGAGGCCACAGGATCGTTTCAGGGTGTTCATATTGAATTCGACTTAGGCAGAAAAAATCCTATTTATTCGAATTCAGTGACAACAGTTCGCCCTGAATCGTTTGGGTCTTACTACCTCATCCGTTATGCCGCATAGCGGATTAGATATTGCCCCAATAATGCATCAACTTGTACCGTGCTAATTGAGTCAGAATAAACAGAGCTGTTTCTAGATAAATCCATGTTGACATACGAATCTTGGGTTCCATCAGCATCCGGGGTTCCCACCATGCTTCTTGGATAAGGTTCGCTTGTATAAAAAACTCCATTAGCGAAGGCGCACATTCGCAAATGTCCAAGATTGTCCATTCTGAAAGCACCACGGCTATTCGGTAGTTCCGAATATAAAAGGCGGTTTCGCGCTTAGACCCGTTGCAGACTTTGGCCATTTATCAGGCTCGATCATACAAACCAAAGGCGCTACAGAAACCGCAGACTGCGCGCTAAACGAGGAAAGCCGTCACTCTTATCAGCAATATTCATTTGATGCTTCGGTTAGTTCTCCAATCTACCAAAATGGACTGACTGAAATCCGAGTGAACGGACTTTTCGGCATGATGCTAATACGCTCTCACTAAAGCGAGCGCCCTAAAAGCCTCTGGCCTCACCGTCGTAACGGAATCTGAATACAAAGTATTTGCTAAATTCGCATCAAACTTCAGAACCGAGGAATTTGTCCCGCTTGTGAGAGTAAAGTTTTGAACCCAGCGGCGCATCCCCGAGAACGGGCCATCGCCACAAACCTCACCGGACGAAGGTGTTACGAAGCCGGCCAGCAAGGAATTTCCTTTTATATTCGGTACTCCCGCTTCGACATAGGTTCCCACCTCACTAAGGGTGGTTGTCCCCTCCAAAAATCTGTGATGCGTATTCGGGAGGTTGAAATGCGTGGAATCGACGTTGCCGAATTTGTCTCCAATGACGTCATAAAGGTCTGAGAAATCAGTCTTAGAGACACTGGCGCCGTTGGTCAGCAAATAACCGTCAGGGATTTCGGTACCAAGGTAATAAATAACCGTGCCAATCGGAACCGCTGCCAGTGCTGCCGCAGCTATCTCTTTGCGAAGAAGTGTCTTAAGAGCTTCAATGGCTTCCGTGACATAGGTCTTCACGAAATTAAAAACGCCGCTCGGAGTAACTGCTTTTGAGGAGTTTGTGCCGGTCTTGATTTCGTCAAG